CTACTATAGACACGAATACAGTTCAAAATGTGCCTATTCAAAAATGGGTATTTTTAATGATGAGTGTTTATGGAAGAACGATGGATATATATATTGATGGAAAATTAGTTCGAACATTTATTTTATCAGGCATACCAAAAATAAATCAAGCATCTAATGTGTATGTAACTCCTAATGGTGGATTTTCTGGTTGGACAACCCGTTTTCAATATTGGAATGATGCGACAAATCCACAGGTCGCATGGGATATGTATAAGAAGGGTTATGGAGGAAGTCTTTTAGGGGAATTATTTGGAAAATACTCGGTTAAGGTGGCATTTTTAGAAAATGACCGAGAGAGTTCTAGTTTTACAATTTAAACCATCGAAGAATTAAAACCGCACCCTTAAAGTATTTTGGAAAAAACAACTTAAAGACACTACACATAGTTATATGTCCTTGGGTGTATTCTCATTTGGACGTTTCAGGGATTTACCAGTATCATTCTGGAGGAAGAAATCGGTTTAATCAACCCTTACATTTAGTAAGCCTACCCAAAATTTACATAGAATTGATTATGTCCAACCTTCAAGGTGCTATTTTAAATCTTCAAGGGTGTAAAAATAAATACAAAAACTAAATTAGATTCATTATATGTAGTTTTTCTTATATAATATATATATATAAGATGAACCCAAATACAAGTTCAGACTCTAGTATAATTTCTAATATAGGTTCTGCTGTAAATGATGTTGCCACAAATTATAAAAACGCTACTAAAGAGTTTTTAGATTCAAACAGTTTGGTAGCAAAAGTCGCATTTTTATTATTGATTGTATTAGTTTTTACAATTTTACTTCGTTTAGGAATCTGGATACTTGGATATTTTTTCACGGATTCTCGTTCACCCAAATTATTGAACGGAATGATTGATGCCAGAGTAATGCAAATTATTCCACAAGACCCGAAGTTAGAAAATTCTGTAAATGTGTCTCGCTCTACAAATGAAAGAGAGGGTATTGAGTTCACTTGGTCTTGTTGGATGTATGTTAATAGTTTGGATTTGAATTCAGGTAAATACCGTTGTGTGTTTTACAAGGGAAATGATTTTGTCAATAACACAGATAGCTTGTTAAATGGTGTAAATTTTCCCAACAATGCTCCAGGTATGTATATAGACCCATATAAAAATGATTTAATTATTTTTATGAACACGTTCAATGATATTAATACCAAAGTAACAATAGAAAATATTCCAATCAAGAAATGGTTAAACGTTATTATTCGTTGTCAAAATACTTTATTGGACATTTATGTTAACGGAACTGTCGCGAAAAGTTTGAAGCTACAGGGCGTGCCTAAGCAAAACTTCGGTAATGTGTATATTGCTCCTAACGGTGGTTTTGATGGATATATATCTAATTTATGGTATTATGATTATGCGTTAAGTCCAACTGCAATCAATTCGATGATAAGCGACGGACCCAATACAAACATGATTGGCGGAGAAGGAGATGGATTGAATTTATTAAATCCTGATTATTTATCATTAAGATGGTATTTCTATGGAACTGGCAACGCATACAATCCAACGTAATTGTTGTAATTACTCTAATAAATCAACGGTTTACACCTTTGGACATTTATAGATAAAAATGATATATTATTCACTGAAATAAACATAAAAAAATGTCAACATATTATATGAGTTTGATTAATACTGTTCGCAATTTCATATTAAATAATAAACGGATTCTTTCTCTAATCATCATCATTTTATTAGCCATATTTTTAAACAAATTAAATAAAACTATAAAAGAAGGTTTAGAATTAAATAGCTGTTCCGTATTCAACACAAACCAAATGGTTGAAAAAAATTGTGCGAATTGTCTTGCTGTAAAAATAAAAGGGGCAGATACCAAGTGTTATTGGAATGAAACGGATAAAAAGTGCGGTTCCTTTTTAGGTAATGGATATAAAGATACATGCGCTAGCGCTACAACTACTAATATAAGCACTAATACGTGTCCTAACTGCCCCAAACTACAGATTTTAGACACACCAACATGGTTCGCTGACCCAGTTCTTAAATCATCAACGTGCCCTACTTGTCCAAAAATGACCATAGCAGACACACCCACGTGGATTACTAAGGTCTAGGCCTAATAAATAATATAATAATATTTTATTATATTATCTTGTATTAAGATGTCTCAAAATAATAATTACATATTGAATGGCAGGTTATCAAGGGTTCAAGGCAGATGTCCATTCGAAACAGATACTTCTATAGCATTTGATAGAAATCGTTTTTCAATTGTTCCTTATACTGGAAAAGTTGTTCCAATTACCCAACTTCCATATGAAGTTGCTATGTTAAGAAAAGGAAATATATTACAATATAAAAAAAATAGCAGCAATTTAACAAAAAAACAACAATATTCACAATTGGCTCAGGGAAAATGGCATTATCGAAAAACTTGGGCAACTCAGTCAGTAAATGGATATACGAACCCTAACACCAATAATTTACAGAGGGTTAACGCTGAGATTGTAGAATTGTTTCCTAATTCAGAAAATCCTGTTTATATAAAGGATTTTGGAACCCTTGTTTGCGGAACAATAGAAAATCCTGTAACAGGTGTAGTCATAACACAACCTCCCAAACCTAATTGCCATCCTACAACAGATTCCGATGTACCTGGCAGCATTACTGAATTATGTTGGAACGATGGAATAACGCCTTGGTTTCCTAGAACTCGTTATATTATGACTAATGGTGGTAGTAAATTGTATACAAATTATAAATTAACTGGCGGACTTCAATTCTTTGGTCTAACTTTAACTGCTACCATTATTTGTTTAGATAGCACGGTTAAATTAGATTGGACATATAATAATAAATGTATTCCTGCGTTAGGATATAATATTTATCAAGATGGAACACTATTTACTTCTGTCCCTTCTACGCAGACAACGTATACTTTTACACCATTAGAAGGTAATCAAATTTATTATGTAACCGCTACAAATATAAATGCGGAAAGTCAACCATCCAATGTTGTTGTTATCAATCCATCTATTGGTTTTGTTATAAACGACACGAATTTAGATAACATAATTGTAACACCTACTTCACTTACTATATTGGCTAATTTAACAATTACTGTTAATTGTGTATATGGTGGTAAAACAATTAATATTGTATGTGTTGGAGGTGGCGGAGGAGGAGGCGGTGGGACATTTGGCAATGATAATGGTGGTGGCGGAGGAGGAGGCGGCGGTGGAAATATAAATCAAGTATTCAATTTTTCTCCAGCAGTAACTACATATAGTATTACTATAGGAAACGGCGGACAAGGTGGTCAAGGCGGGTATCTAATCAGTCCTGATACAATACTACCTGGAACTGATGGTTCTAATGGAGGGTCTACTACACTTGTAGGCGGTTCTACAAATATTACTGCTAATGGTGGACAAGGTGGTAAAGGAAATGGGCAAACTAGTTCAAATAGTGGTGGTAATGGTGGTGCCAGCACAGGAACACCAGGCACAGTTGGAGGTTTAGGAGGCACTGGAAATACTTCGGATGTAAATGGAAAAAATGGTGCTATTGGTGGTGCTGGTGGTGGCGGAAGTGGTTATAAAGGTTCGCGTGGTATAGGAGGAAATGGAGCTCTCAATATTTCTGTTACAAATTATGGAACAGAATATGGGGCTGGTGGAGGCGGAGGTGGTGCTAATAATACTGGAGGCACAGCTGGTAATAATAATGCTGGTAATGGAGGCGATAATACATTTCTAAAAGGATATGATGGTATTCCTAACACAGGTGGTGGAGGAGGAGGTGGGCAAGGAAGCAATGGTTCCGTGGAACGTAATGGTGGTGGTGGTGGCGGCAATGGTGGCTCTGGGCTCGTAATAATTTATGTATAAAGTTAACTTAATTTTTATAGATACTAATACAAATTATGGCCTCAAGTTTGGATTGATACATATTTCGTGACTTGGGAAGATATCTCCGCTCATACACATATCATTCACACCAACTTGACTACATGCTCGCGTTCCATGGTCTTCTCCAATATAACACCAACCACTTTTTCCTCCTCCCCATGTTGTTTGTATACTGCTTTTGGAATCATCTGGCATAACTTCAGAACTATGAGTTGCGTCATTTAAAGCCATTTGGAGTTGGTTTTCTTCATTATCGTGTTGAGCAGCATAATCAATATGTGTTTGTGTGGGTAATGAACTAGTTGCTTGTTTACCTGGAACTACAGTAGAATTTCCAGTAACAACATCTTGAACTAATTCGACCGCGCCGGTAGCTGTATCTGCTACAATATCAATACCAGTTTTTGTGCCTTCAGCGGTTACATTGATACCAGTTTTCGCACCAGCAGATGAAACATCAACTGTTTGTTTTGTTGTTATTGCTGCTTGATATCCAAATAATTTTAATACAGGAGAGAAAAAATCAACAATTTCATTTAATCCCTTTCCTAAATAAACAAAAACATTTATTCCTAGAAATGCTAAAATTAAAATAATAATTAACCATGTCTGCCAAGTTACATTAGAGAAAAAAGATGAATCATTGGCTGAAGTAGAATATTCTGGAAAAGGTGTTAAGTTTGGTAAATCATCTGGTGTTATATCAGATATCTTATTAGCAAAAGCATTATTATTTGTATTCATTATAATAAAAAAATATATTAAATTTTATTATTATAACTTTATTCTGATACATACCCTATTTTCCAATTGATAGACATTTGATGACCTAAAATATTACATAATAATTGAATTGAAAATCCTGTTCTACATAGTGCCAATAATGGATTAAATAATAAATATCCTAGCGAAAACAATGTGATGTTTATAAAGTTAAAAGAGTCCAGCGTAAATCCTAATATACGAATCATTTATAAATTTTGTTTTTGATTAGTAAATATGTTAATATAGTCTTAAACCTTTTTAAATTATTTTATTTTTATTTAAAGGTCAACAAGTATGTAAATTGATTTAAATGGCCTAGGATTTCGTCTCGCACATTAATTAAATCAGTATCTTGTTTTTCATTTAACATAGAATGATGTGTCATATCAATTAAATATTTTTTATACATTTCAATTTCCTTCTTGAAATGATTAACATCACTGAAATCCAATAATGGCATCGACTTGGTTCCTGTCAAATTTACTCGATTTCCTGTTTTTCCTAAAAGTATTTCGACAAAGGAATCGATAGATGCGTTTAGATTACCGTAAAGCTCATCTGTCGCTTTATGTTCAGCATAACTTCTAGTTTTCCAGTGAAACAATTTAATTGTATTCAACATACGAAGAAAAATAACTAGCATATGTTGTTCGCTGTATTTATTTTGGCTGTGGGACTTACGGGTTTTTGACTGTTGACTGCGATTATTACGCATTCGGTTCATTTTTGTTTTCATAAAAACTATATATTATTTTATTATTTTATTATTTTATTATTTTATTATTTCATTTCTCGTTTGAGTATATTTATTTCTCGTTTTAGTATATTTATTTTTCGTTTGAGTATATTTATTTTTCGTTT